ACTTTATTGTCCATACATTCTCAAGTAATTGATTTGTAAGACTTTATTCTACAACAGATTTTAGTAAGGGTCTTTGCCTTCTTTTTTCATCGCAGCAGTCATCGCCTTATCAAGCATTTCTCTGCGTTTGGCTCGTTTATTCTCTTTCTCGATAAGAATATTGCCTTTACCTGCTTCCATTTCTGGCGCTGGTTTGTCTTTTCTACGCTTGGCTTGGTTCTTCTCTAAGGTAGATTCGGTATGAGGGCGCAACATGGCATCCTCTTTTTTGTATTTGCGGTTCATGTGTTCCATTACATATCCTTCATAGCTTCTTCAATGTGTTTTCTGCGGGGTTTTTTGGCGGTCTTTGCCGACTCTTTAAATGCTTCAGCACTAGGCGCACCCTTTTGACCAGGCTTACGCATCTTTTCGCCTGAGCCATGCTTAATGCGCTCTTGTTTGGCGTGAATATTGGCGTATAAACCGTTAGGCACAATGCCACCTCGCTCTAGCTGCTTTACCTCTTTCGCCAGTCCATCCTTTAGACCTAGCGCAAAAACTGTCATGTCTTGAACCACTTGCTTGTGGGGCTTGTAAATGACTGCCGTTCTTGGCGTTATAGGCTGCTCTGCCTTTGGCGGTCATACCAGCGCCTTCACTTGCGGGCAGATAGTGTCTATTCTTGCCTTTGGTGGTCTTTGCAATGGGTTTATCATGCTTATCCATTGCGGCACGAATTTGGTCTTTACGACTCATTTATTGAACTTTTCTAGTTCCATTGCCAATCTAGCTCTACGGCCTTCTTTGCCTTTGGCTTTGGTGGCTTCTTCTAGCTTTTTCTTAGGGATTTTTTCGCCCTCTTTAACGCCTAATTCTTTCTTTAATGCGCCTTTATGCTTAATAGCGCCAGCAATCCAGTTAGCCATATTAGCCTTTCATGTGCTTTTTCATTGACATTTCTACGGCATCTTTGTGCTGGGCTTCTTTTTTGCCCAATACCTTACCGTAGGCTTCTTCTAGCTTGGCTTTGCGCTTGCCTTTAGCGTTATCTCGTTCAACATTTAGGGCGATTGCCACAGCTTGTTTGCGTGGCTTTCCTGCGGCTTCTTCAGCTTTAATGTTTTTACCTACGCTTTTGGCGCTACCAGATTTGTCTAAAGGCATGATTATTTCTCCTGTTCAACGGATTTTAACACTTCGATAGCTTCTTGCACAGAATTTACCCGATACAAATGCCCACCTTTCCAGTTGGCAAATAGCTTAATTTGCAGGGGAGTTAGTTTCTTATCTGCGCCATCTTTGACTTCCATCAAAATAGTTTGGTCATCAAACAAAACTAGTAAATCTGGGATGCCACCACCTACGGTATGCAAAGAATAAACATCAGCACCATAATCTCGTAGCGCTTTTACAACATTCGCTTGATTTTTATCGGTTTTTTTGACAGCAAATGACATATAGATAGGTTAGTATTCAGTAACTTATTGATTATAAGGGGTAAACCTTGAAGATACTGTTGATTGACATTGAAACTTCACCCAATTTAGCCCATGTTTGGGGTATTTGGCAACAGAATGTGGGACTGTCCCAGTTATTAGAATCTTCATATACGATGTGTTACTCGGCTAAATGGCTAGGCGAGGAAGATGTTTACTTTGATTCAGTTCATCGAAACGATGCCAAAAAGATGTTAGAGGGCGTTCATGCCATGCTATGTGAAGCCGATGCGGTAGTGCATTACAATGGCTCAAAATTTGATATACCGACTCTAAATAAAGAGTTTTTGGTTCATAAAATGCCACCGCCTCCACCAATTAAACAAATTGACCTTTTGCGGACTGTTAAAAGCCAATTTAGATTCCCAAGCAATAAATTAGATTATGTGGCCCAACGCCTGGGATTAGGCAAAAAGAAAGACCATGAAGGTCATATTCTTTGGGTTAAATGTATGAATGGCGATAAAAAAGCCTGGAAAACAATGGAAGAATATAATATTCAGGATGTGATATTGCTTGAAAAGTTATATAACCGCCTTACGCCTTGGATTAAAACGCCTTTAAACAAGACAATCATGATGAAAGACAGGGATGGATTTGTTTGCCCTACCTGTTCAAAGCCTCATCTCGTCAGTAAAGGATTTCGTTATACTACGACAGGTGCTTACCAGCGTTACCAATGTAAGGCTTGTGGCGCACATTCAACCGATACTCGTACTGTAATACCTCACGCAAAACTCAAACATTTAGCATGAAACTAACGCCATCCATATTAAAAAATTTATACAGCGCATTGATGCTATGTGAACCGCTTAATAAGTGGAATTTGCCGTTGCCTGAAGAAATTAAATTTATTGTGGATTCTGACCCTGAAACTATGGGAACATATCTTTACGATGATGGCGGAGATTATGAACACATCATAACTATCTCTGATGCTCGATGTGGCTGGCTGACAACGGTTATTTCTACATTGTTACATGAGTGCATACACATGAGTCGTAGCGGAACAATTACCGATGCTTGGACTAAACATGATGCTACATTTAGGCGCAGAGCAGCTAAAATATCAGAGCTAGGTTTCGACCCACTAGAGCTTTAACCAACCTCTTTCAAATAGTTCGCCAATAGTTTTGCGGTGTGCTTCTTCCCATCTTTCAATACGGCTAGATTTGCTGAGTAGCGCCCCTTGGTCAATTTCCGCATGGCATTTGTAGCAGAGTGCCGATATTCGGTAATCATGCGCTTTAAGTCCTCTGCCTTTACCATCTCGAAGCTGATTTGAATGTGCTGCGACAACTGTTCCATCTTCTACTCCACAATGTTGGCAAGGTAATTGCCTGACAATTTCAAGCAGCTTTTTGTTTCGGTATATTGCCATCTGCCCACTCGTACCATTGGCGATAAAACGCCTTAAATTGTTCAAACCCTACACCAGCTAGAGCGCATTTTCCATCTATGCCAACAGTAAAATATTTATCAATCTGTGTTCCATCGTCTGTATTGCCGATGATGATTGTCACAATGAATCGTGGGTTTTCAGCTAATGCTTTGAGCAATATCTCTTGGCCTTTGCTTACTTTCTCATCTGGGCGCTTCCATTCCATGATTAAGAAATGACCATTACGCTCACAGATGCCATCTACATTACTTGGCACAAACAATGGATTGCTAGGTATGATGCCTTTAAAATCTGCATAGTCAGTATGCGTGGCAAACATATTTCGCATTAGTTTAGCCATGAGTTCCTAATTTGGTCATAGGTGTTGAACTCTAGCTTGATAGTTTCATCAGCTAATTCGTGGGCAATCTTGGTGGCTTTTTCAAAGTTCTTAACAAGCGTAGCGTTGTGATAAGCCTTGAGTAATTTAGCAATTTGAAGGTAGTTTTCTGAGTAATCTTGTTTCATCTTGTTATTCTTTCTAGGTTTCGGTTAGTCGCTTGTTCTGAACGCCAAGCCTCGAACTCCATTTGTGCTTGGGTGATTTCCAATTTTAATAGAGTTTTATTTGCTGTGGCTTCACCAATTTGCTCACAATATTCAGCATATTCAGCAGAACCATAAGCCTCTCGTTCTTGCGCCCCAAGTGATTGCTCACCCGACTTTTTCATCATAATGGCAATAATGGCTTTTTTCTTTGCTTCAAGACCAGCAGCCAATCCTTCAGCCTGGGCGTATTGTTTTTTTATGCGCTCAATCGTGTCATAAGCATTGTGTGGGTCAAATTCTTTCATTTAAGTGCCATCCATAAACCGACTTGTGCAAAAGAATATCCCAACCAAATCATAGCGTTTGGTATAGAACCCTTGCGTAATTGCAATATGCCTACCATCAAATACCCAAGACCTGTTGCTGCGATGATTGTTTTTTCCAACATCCGTATTCCCCTTTATTGCCTAATTGCCATTGTATGTAGAAGTCTTGTAACAATATTTCAGATACTTTATGTTTTGATAAATATAATCTAAACTTAGCGAGACCCCAATCTGCTCGCCACTTACACAACTGCCTGACGGCTGATTGATGTAGAAATTCGCTGTCGTAATTGGGCGAAAGACTCTCCTGCATAAGGCGTTATTCCTAATTCTCTAGCCTTAGCAAGAGTCAATTCATCAGTCGAATACCAAGGCAAACTCGGTGGCTTTTTGGTTACTTCAAAATCTAGCTCATCCAAATACCGCATTTGGTTTAACCAAGTGGCTGGATAAGGAATGTAGTCTTTTTCCGTACCTTTTAGTTTCCAATATTTAAGATGGTTTGGCAACTGTGCCATTACTTCATCTTTCTCGGCTTGGTTTAACTTTTGCCAGGCTTTCATTGCTGCGCCTTTTGCGACTTTTTTAGGATATAACGACCAGAACTCGTCAAACATTACTGCATCACCCTTGGTGACATTGGTGTTGATGGGCTTGGCGGTGTTGTATATCCAGTATTGCCAATTACTGTAGTTGTAACGCCATTTGGAGTTGTGATAACCACTTGATTATTATACAAAGTTGCAGTTTGTGTAATAAAACCTTGTGGGTTTACGAACTGGGCTGTATTGCCTTGAATTTGCACCGTACCCATGTTGTAACCTTGTGGGCTAGTTAATGGATAAGTCTGAGCGTGTGAAGGTACTGCATATCCAACCATTGCTCCCAAAATGCCACCTAACAAACAAGCTAGTAAAAAGTCTTTCATTTAATTTCCCCTTAAATGGTTACTCGTTATTGAGTACTTGTAGTTTGCCCAATAGTCTTTAGTTAGTCACTAAGTATTTATACCTATGTTGCTTTAAAGCTACTCCCAAGCGGTTTAAGCGCACCTAGCCTACCTAGGTTTGCCTTCAAAGTTCTCCCATTGCGGAATCGCTCACCCGACAGTCTTGCGAGGCACAGGCACTATCTTCGCCACCTGTATTGCGCTATTTCAGCCTCTTACCCTTCTGGTAACGCTACTACCTTAGACCGCCACGATGTCGTTAGAGCCGCCAATCTAAGGGGATTTAATTCTACACTATTCTCTTTCTATAAAAGCGTTGTTTTTAAGCAACTCAGGCCATATAAGCCAAAAGTTCGTTGGGAATATGTCTTGCCTTGTAATTAGCCCATGCGACTCTTTTTCAAGAGTTGCCGCCAAAAATACGAACTGGGCATAAGGAATGTTGTTTTTTCGCCATTGGGACACAGCATTAGGGGTTACCCCACATAATTTGCCCACTTTTGTTGGCCCACCAAGTAAATCAATAATGGCAGAATCGGTCAGTTTTAATTTCATCTGTGCAATCTTACAGCGTATGTTGCTAATTTGCAAATACTTCTTGACAGACACTTGAATTAGCTTACAATGGCATTTATAGCAATTTCGCTATGTATTTAAGGGGAACTTAAATGGATGAAATGTACCAAGTAATGACCGAAATGGAAGAACGCTTAGAACAAGCTCTTACAGATATGGAGAGTGGCGTATTCCTTACCCAAGATGACATTGATGTGATTCGTGCAGCTTGTGGCAAACCTAACAATAAACGCAATGTATTATTACAAAGCGTATTCAATGACTTTGGCAACATTTTTGGAGGTTCAAATGCGTCAATCTGAATCTATCGCCAACTTAGCCAAAGCATTGTCAATCGTTCAGGGGAAATTAACTTATGCGACCAAAGATTCTGCAAATCCATTTTTCAAGAGCCGTTATGCTGACTTGGAATCTGTTTGGGATTCTTGTCGTAGCTTGCTTGCTGAGAATGGCTTGGCTGTTATGCAGTTTCCTGGCGAATATTTTGACGGAACAATGTCACTCACTACCGTTCTCAGTCATTCTTCTGGCGAATGGATTAGTAAAGAGATGTCTTTACCAGTAACCAAACCAGATGCGCAGGGCGCTGGTTCGGCATTGACCTATATGCGTAGATACGCTTTAGCAGCAGTTGTTGGCGTGGTTCAAGCCGATGATGATGGTAATGCAGCAAGCAGTCCACAAGTTAAACAACCAATCGTAAAAGCAAAGGATATTGAATAATGGCCTACGAAATGAAGGAAGGCAGCGCATCGCTGTTCAAAAACAATCGCAAGACCTCTGATAATCACCCAGATTACACAGGGTCAATCATGCTTCAAGGCAAAGAGCATTACCTAAATGCATGGATTAAGGAGTCTGCAAAAGTAGGCAAGTATTTCAGTATTTCGGTGGGCAAAGTCAAAGAGCCTATAGGCTTTAAAGCCAAAGGTGAAGATGAATTGCCTAAACATACGATTGATGACGATTTAACACCATTCTAAGGAGAAAGCCATGCTAAATCACATTAGAGATGTTATTGGCGATAAAGCCATTATTTCAACCCAGCCTTTTGGCGTAGATGAAGAACGACAGTTAATTGCCTTTGAAACACAAGACTTAACTGCTGTAATCAAAGATGTGATTCAAGTATGTGCTGACTGCTGTTTGGATGCTACCAGCCGTAACGCTATTTTAAATTTACTTGATTGAGGAAAACATGATTAACTTATCACTAGAAATCCAAGAAGTAGAAGCATTGTTAAAGCATATTGAACAATCTGCAAAGTCACTTATTGCTAAAATTCATGCTCAAGCTGCACCACAAGTGGCTGGATTAAACCAGCCTGTTGAACAACCAGAAGCATCTGCTGAATAATGAAAACTAAAGGGGAAAATTTATGTCTCAGCATTGGTACGATGCCAAAACTGGTGAACCTCGCTATACAACTATTGGTAAAAATGGAAAACCCAGAAACACCACCTTGCGTGACGCCAAGGCTAGTCCTGGAACTCTCGTGCCTTCGGTCAGCACGATACTCGGACAACTTTCAAAAGATGGATTAAATACTTGGTTTCAGACCGAGGCTATTAAAGCCGTTATTGAAAACCCACGCTTAGATGGGGAAGATGAAAAGGACTACATTGACCGTTGTTTAGACTTGTCTAAACGCAAGTCTAGAGAAGCTGCTGATAGAGGTACGATGATTCATGACTGGATTGAATCATTCTATAACCAAGAGTATTTGCCTGATTTGCCTATTTATGTACGCAATGTAGAAAGCATTATTAAACAGCATTTTGGCGAACAACTTTGGGTGGCCGAGCAAAGTTTAGTCAATCAGCAAGAAGGCTATGGGGGCAAGTGCGATTTATATGCCAAACCAAACCATGCCTTTAAAGGGGTCGTGATTGACTTTAAAACGACACAGAAAAGCCCTGGTGATTTAACACCCTACCT